TTTTTCTTTCCAGTTGCTCCATCTATTCCACCAATAATATCTGTTTCTTTAACTTTTTCTATGTCAATTACACTGTATCTAACTTCTATTGGATCTGTTTTAGTTTCTTTTGGAATTAAAACTAGTTGCCCTTTTTCATTGAAAGTTTTTGTATGTTCAAATGTTGTAGTTATAACAACAGTTTCTGGTAAAATTCCAATATCTTCTAACAAATACTTCCCATCTACAAAAGTTATTGTTTTGTTAGTAACTTCTTTTATATGTTTTGTTGTATCTAAAACATTTATTAAAATGATTGGCCCTATATTAAACTTTGAGAAATGAACATCAATTGCCTCACATAATGTATATTTTTCAAAATCTTCTGAAAAACCAAAACTTTCTACTGCTTCAGCATAAGAACTACATAGAATAGGTTCATTTATATATTTATCTTTACATAAGTTTATTGGTGCAGTTCCTACATACACTGGAGTTATGCTATCACTAACTGCTGCAAGTAATTTTGTAGGACTTTCAGTTGCTGTAATACCATGATTAAATGCCATTTATATTCCCCCTTATTTCATTTTTTAAAGTATTATAAAGTGTTCTATAATACTCATTATTTTTTAAATTCAAATCTTCTACATTTATAAACAACTTTTCTGTAAGTGGATATTTTTTTATTGCTTCCTCAATATTAGAAGGATAGCCATTTACAAAAATTGTATATTCTTGCAGAGAAAATTCAGCTATTGTTGGTCCAATATATATCTTTTGAAAGTTTTCTTCTACTTCTTTTTCTTCCTCTTTTATATCTTCTTGAATTTCGTTTCTTACTTCTTCTTTCAATTCTTTATTTATTTCTTCTTCATTTTTTTGAATAGCCTTAGGCAATTCAATCACCTCCATTTATCCAATTATCTGTATCTGTTCTATAATCCTTTTCATAAACAACATTTATATAAATAAAACTTAAATAGAATGGAACTGGCTGTTCTTCTGGAAATACCCATTCAGCTTCAGGAAGAATTTCAAATCTATTTTCAATTATTCCAACCTTTTGAATTTCATCCAATATTTTTTGAGTTATTTCAGATACTTCTTCGTATCCTTTTTTAACATCTTTGTTAAAAATACCTGTAGATATAACTAATGTTAGTATTTTTTTGTCTAACGAATTCTTAACTTTGTGAGTTCTTATTGTTATTGCTGGAATTATTGTTTCTTCTGGGTCTGGTGGAAGTAATCCAGTATATACTTTTATTTCTCTTAATTCCTCACTTTTATAAGCTTTATATTTCTTTTGAGTTATAATAGGAAGTATTAATTTTTTTATATTTTCCTCTAAGTTTTTTATATCAACCATTAAATATATCCTTTCAATATCCTGGAAACTTCTCTCAATAAAAGTTCATCTAAATACTTTTCGCCCTTCTCTACTGCATAACTTGAAACATTTTCAGAACCTAACATTTCAGAAATTCCTATTGTATATAATTGTTTAATTGGAAATTTTTCATTACTTTTTCTTTGAAATATTCCTTTGTGTCCACTTTTCATAGTAGCTATAAAAGGTTTTCCTGAATATTCATTCTTCCCTTTTACTATTTTAGAACTCTCACTTTTTTTTACTTTTACTTTTATTCTACTTTTTGATTGAGAGTTTAGAAATTTAGATAAAGCTAATCTTGGAGTTTTAGCAGTTATTGTCCCTCTCAATACAGAAAATGTAGCTTTTGTTAGACTTAATTTACTTTCAATATCACTCTTTTTTATGTTATACTCAGAAGTTGCTTTATTCTTTATTTCAGTTTTTACTTTATTAAGAGTTCTATTAATTGTTCCAGTGATAGCTCTTTCAATTCCATTAGGAATAGTTCTCAACATATTTTGAGCTAATTCTATGTTTTTGACTTCCAAAAAATGTTGCATTAAATTCCTATCCTTTCTTGAAGTTCTATTATAAATAAACTTTCTTCTTTATATGATTTGTAAACTTCAAATGTCCCATTATTTACATCTATTTGTTTTCCAGGTGTATATTTTTCAAATTCTTCTTCATACTCTAAATAAAGTATATAATCTACCTCTCTTGAAATCCCTTCATATTCTTCTTTGTTTATCTTATTATCTGGTCTTTCCATAACTCCAATATACATTTTGCCTTGAATGATTATCTCTTCTCCAAACTCATCTAAGTTTAGAAAAACTTTTATATCTTCTTTCAGTTGTTCTTTAAAGTTCATTTTTGATCCTTTTATTTTTTCTTAGTTTTTCCATTTTTAGCTACTTCACTATTATCTTCTGAAGTTTCTTTTTCTGTTTCAATAATTTCGTTATCTTCGAAATCATCATCTTCTATAACTAAGGCTGTATTTGTTGCTAGAATATAATTCAATTCTTCACCTTTTTCAAATTCAACAATATCGCCTATCTTGTTCTTTCCATAGATTCTTTCAAATTTTATTTTCATTTATCCTCCTAATTTTTTAGATAGAGAGCTTTTGCTCTCTATCAATTATTCATCACATACTACATAAGAAAAATATGTATCTACATCACAAGGTTGTAATACTGGTCTTGATTCAGTAGTAATTTTTGCAACTTTTGGATTTGTTGTATCTAAATTTGAATATCTTTTTGCCATGTGAATAATTCCTTCAGACATGAATACCACAGGAGCATATAAAATTTCTCCTTGTGAAGCTCCACCAACAACCATATTTGTAGGCATTAATTGTATTGATTTTCCATCTGGTCCTATTACTTTTCTGCTGTAAGAAAATAACTCTACTCCATATGTTGTATATGTTCCTAACCAAACTACACCTGGATGTATTCTTAATACTTTTTTTACAAATTCATTTTGTAAATCTTTTGAAATAGCTTTTTTAAATTCTTCTGATTTTCTTAATATTTCAGCAGCTTTTGACCCTAAAATTATATTTTCAGTTTTTAAACCATTTTCTTCTGCTTTTTTTATCATTTCATCTAAACTAAATAATGGGTCTACTCCAGCAGCAGTCCATTTATGTGTGCTATCTAATGTTACTTTGTTTCCAAGTTCATAGTTCACTTCGTATTCTGCTTCTTTATCTCCAGATTTAACAATTCCAGTTGTTAAAAATTGTGAAACCATTAACTCTATTTTATTTGTAATGTAATTTTCTTGGTCTAATAGAACTCTTCCAATTTTTTCACCAACCATTTTTGCAGGACTATAATTTTCTATAGATTGCCCTGCTTCTCTTGCAAACATATCTTTTGGTGTTAATGAATATTCAGGTCCTATTGATGGTGCTATAATTACATTTGATTTTTTACTTCTTGAATATACAGGTCTACCTGCTTCTAAAGGTGTTAAATATGGAGCAACTGCTTCTCCTGCTTTTGTATACTCTAATATTATTTCCTCTGTTGATACTGGTGTTTCTTTTTTGAAAAATAATTCAGTTAAAAAATTTCTTTTTACTTCTACATTTTCTCTTATTTTTCTTATAGTTTTCGGTGTATATAATCCTAACATTTTTTATTCCTCCTATTTTACAAATATTCCTAATTTTCTAAGTTCAATTGTTAATTCTTTTTCTTTATTATTAAATTTAACGAACTCTTTTACGAGCCCACCAGTTAAAATTATTGTTGCATTTCCAGGTTCCTCTATACTCTCATAAGAAACTCCATAAACATTTGAGTATGTAGTTCCATCATATTTCCCAAAGTTTTTTGCATTGTCTAATGCTATAATATCTCCAGCTTCAACTTTGGTTTTTAGAGTTTGATTTATAGTTTCAACTGGAAAACTCCCTTGAAATATTCTTATATCCTTTTCTGAGTAAATTTTATTTTTCATTTTTCCCTCCTATTTGTTTTCATCATTATATACATTTATTGCTGCTGCATATATTTCATTTTCTACTGAACTATCTCCTAAATCAGTATTAGAAGGTGGTATTTTATCTAATCCAGCATTTGAAATATCTGTTTTAGAAGTTTGAATTTCTTGATTTGCTTTATTTGCATTTGACATAAAGAATTCTGCCATGATATCTTTTGGATCTCTAGGTTCTTCAAACTTAGCCTTATTAATAGTTTCTTTTTGACTATCATTTAAAGTAGGTATTCCATCAAGAATTTGTATTCTTTCTCTTTCAGCTTTTATTGCAGCTTCTATCTTATTTATTTGATTTTCTCCGATTTCATTAATGATTTGATTTCTATAATCATTCATCAAATCTGGATATTCATTTAATAATTCTTTTACACTTTTTGGCATTGTTATTCCTCCTATATTTTTTATATTTTCAATCTCTTTTAATTTTTCT